CTACAACCCCCAACTGACGCTTTTTTGATATGCCAACACGATTGATCAGAGATGCTATTTTGACATCAGGGCGCGTCGCCTCTCTTTCGTGGGAGGCCGAGGTGTTCTACCGACGCCTGATGTCTGTGGCAGACGATTACGGCCTTTATGACGCCAGGACGCCCATTCTCCGTTCTGCACTGTATCCTCTCCAACTCGACAAGATGAGCGAGTGCAATATTCAACGCTGCCTCTCCGCGTGTGAGGCCGCGGGGCTTATTCTGCTTTATTCTCATAATGAGAAGCCATACTTGATGATTCTGGGGTTCGACCAGCAGGGGAAGTCAATGCCCAAATGGCCGCTTCCGAACGGTTACGAAGTGCTGAAAGTTTCCGACAAGAAATACGAACTGCGGAAATTCGTAACAGGTCGTAACGATTCGCCTCAACCCGTTACTTATGCGAATGCGTATTCGGAGACGGAGACGGATGCGAATGCGAAGAAATTACCTGTAAGCCGAGGCATAGAGCAGTTCCCGTGGAACGCGGAGGAAGTGCGGCTTTTCATGGCGGCCCAGCTTATGGCTCCCAAGGGAGACGAGTTGAAACGGTGCGCAGAGTCGTTTTTTGATGATTTCAGCGCCCGTGGCTGGCGGGACAGCAAGGGGATTCCTCTTGCCGATTGGAAGCCGGCAGCCCGGAAGTATGCCCGTTCCTGGGTCACGAATAATGCGCAGCGGGGACATCAAGGTTCGTCTGGGCGGAATGACGCCAACGCGGGAAGGAGGTACGAATGATGGATGATATTCAACGTTTGGCCGGGCAGGTTTCCGTGATGCCTTCCCAGGACGGGATTGTCCGCAGTTACAAGCCGGTACGGTACGATATGGGCGGGTTTGACGAGTCCGTTCACCCGGAGGTGCAGGCCATGCACCGGGAAGTGCAGTGGTTTATTAACGATATCGTTAATAAGGTTCGTCCGCGCCGCTGGCTGTCCCTGCTGGGGGCTTCCGGGGTGGGCAAGACGCATCTGGCGGAGGCAGCCAGGGATGCGCTGACTAAATCACGCCCCACGTTGCCCATTCAGCTTTGGAAGTGGCAGAAGGTGGTTTCCATGCTTCGTTCCGGGGATTGGGCGTTTATTGAATATTTGGTTAAAGAGGTGTACGTACTGATTCTGGATGATATTGGCGCGGAGAATACTTCCCCCGCTATTCTTTCCGCCCTGAACCGTGTTGTCGATGGGCGGCTGGGGAAATGGACGATGCTCACGTCTAACCTGCTGCCGGAGCATATCGGGGAACATCTGGATGCCCGGATTGCCTCACGACTCTACCGCGGCAATAACGTGGTGTGCCGGGTCAAGGATGCGCCGGATTATTGTTTTGAACGGTATATGAGAAGGGAGGAAGGGAGATGAAGCAGGAATATAAGAATCTATTGAGGAACATTATACACCGGAAGGTGAGTCCGTCGCAGCTGCTTATTCTGATGGAAATCCGAGACCATCCGGGCAGGATGTCGCGGGAGATTGCCACCCGTTGCCATTTGGATCCCAGCAATGTGTCTCACCGGCTGGATTATCTGGTGCAGGCCGGCGACGTGATCAGAACCGGCACACGGCCTTGCGTGTTTTATATCAGCAGGCAGGGGCGTGATTTTTTAGAGAGCCTTGAGGATTCAAAGCCAACAGGTTGATTGTTCCGGGCAAGAAGTATTGATTCTCACCAAATTGACGTGCTGAAAACCAGGAGGGTAAAATATTGGTATGGGCAGAAAGGAAAGCACAAGCAAGGTCACAGAGAAGAAGAAGGAGTTTGCGCGGCTCCTGGTGGAGGTTAAAATGTCCAAAGCCGACGCTTATCGCAAAGCGTACAAACGCAAGGATTTAAGTAATGATGCGGCAAACAAGGCGGCTTATAGGTTGTCCAAAGATGATGTTGTTTTGCGAATGATTGACGAATTGAATAAGCAACTGGATAAGTCTGCTGTGCTGACCAGGCAGCAGCGCATGGAATGGTTGTCCCGCGTAGTGACAACTCCCATCGGCAATGTTGATAGCGCATCCGATCTCTGTCAGGAGGTTTCCATGGATGAAACCGGAGCGAAATTTAAGATGCCCTCAAAAATCGCCGCTATTGCCGAGCTTAACAAGATGGATGGCGCATACACTCCTCAGAAGATGGAAGTGGATGCAGGAGAGAATTTTATAACTCTGCTGTCCTCCCTGCCTTTTGAGCCTCCCGTGAAGCAGGGATAAAAACATTGATTCTCGCCAACTTGCATTTCCCGTGTTTTGTGGCTCATGATTGAGCCATGTTAAATTTTCTGGGAATGACGCGCCATTTGTCCACGACGGCAGGCTATGCCAAGCGCATAGGCTGGCTTTTGTTCGAGGATGTGACGCAATCTCCGTTCCCGTTAACAGGAGTTTCTTTCACCGGTGTGGTGAAGACGGAACAGGGAGACTTGCCCGTTGTTATTGAACACGGCGAGCAAGAACATTGTTTGGAGCTTACTTTTCCTGCCCTGCCTGTTGGCCGCTGGCCGTATGCCATTCATGCACAGGATGAGTCCGGAGAGGATTTGAGGCTGTTTTCCGGTTATATTGGGGCCGTGGATTCTGTGGCTCCTGTTGAGTCGTCCACGGTGTACGATATTCCTGCAATGGGTATTACGATACCTGTTGAGGCAAGTAAGACGATCAAGGCCCAGTGGCTTTCCAACACGGCCTCCATTATCGCGGCCCAACAGGCGCAACAGAATGCCAACACATCCTCCACCAATGCGGAAACGGCGAGCCAGGCAGCCAAGACGGCAACGGACGCGGCAGCCACCGCTGCTGCACGGGCCGAAGAGGCGGAAGGCTATGCAGGTTCCGCTTTGGCCTCCAAAAGGGCCGCCGCCGCTTCCGAGGCCGCCGCCGGTACGTCCGCAACCAACGCGGACCGTGACGCCAAGAGTGCCCATGACGCTAAAACGGCTGTGGAGTCGCTGGCCGCCACCTGGCCGGAAACGGTCAGCGACGGGGAGAAGAAAATTGTTGAAGCCAGGAATGAGGCTGTTACTGCTGTGCAGGACAAGCAAGCCAATTCTGTTCTTGCTGTGGGGAGAGCACAAAAAACTGCTACGGATAAGATTTCCGGAGCGCAGGCGGACGCCGTTTCCGCCGTTCAGGCGGCGGGAAAGGAAGCGCAAGGAACAATCACGCCCCTTGTCCAACGTGTCGAAACCGCTAAAGAGGCTATAGATCAGGCGGAGGGACGCATCAATACGGCCGCGACTGATGCCGCGAATTCTGCCACTAGCGCGGCCAACTCTGCAACAGCGGCGGCTAATGCTCTGGCGGCTATTCCGCAGGTGGATGCCGAGGGAAATATGACGCTCGCTGGCGGTCTGACTGCGAACGGCACCGTCAACGCCAACGGCGGCGTCAACATCCCGCTGGCTGTGGGGGCGGTAACGGATACGTCAGCGGTTAATCGCCTGTACGCCGCGGGCATGGCCGGTGTGACGGGCATCCTGACCTCTAATGCTTTCCTCAATACGGATGCCATTACCGCGTCAGGATCTTCGACAGTCACCAAAACAGTTCCCTACCATTTGGCTGGTATTAAGGTTCCCAAGGGTACTCATTCGACCATTCAGGCGAGATTTGAGGTGAGCAAACCTCAATGGAATTATTCCAGTTTCGCCGGGTTCTCTTTCCTTTGGCGCGCTACCAATGCCGCAAAGTTGTCCTTTGGTATCGGCCGCGGCGGGAAGACGATTCGTCCCGACCTTTCCATAGATTCTTACAGTATTATCCCGGCAAACGGTTTGGCTTACAATCACGGCGAAATTCTGGATATTACTTTTGATAACGTGAGAAATACGGACCGCAACGGTTATACGGTGCGGGTGCGTGAGATTTTTGCGCTTAACAATACGGACAGCTGGCAGGTTAAGACTACAACCAGCTTTGTTCCGGCCAGTCAGAACGAGCCTGTTCCGTGGACGATTGCCAAGGTTATTTACCAGCAGAAATCTGCAGCCAATATTGCCAAGTATGAGGATACGGGCGCGCTCTGGCTCATGCTCACCGGAGGTCAGGGGTATAATCTGTATCAAATTGCCACATGCCGGGGCGTCTCCAATTTTGAGACCGGCGTCGGCATTTCCAGTTGGGTTGCAGATGTTGTGAATAATGCGGCTGGCGACGTTTCTGTTTATGCGGGAACCGGAGAGTACACCTATTACCATCCCGGAAATGTTAATCCGGTTTTCTATGGTCTGGATGCGATATCCCGCAACTGTATTGAAACCGAAGAAACGGCAGATTTTGTGGACATTAACATACCTCTCTAATGATGAACGACGCAGAAATACAAATTCAGTTTCCGAAGCCTGGAACATGGCAGGAATTCACCCTGACGGCCATTTACCGGGACGCGGGCGGTTATAGACCTCCGGCCCGCTTTAATCAGGACGAGATACCCGCGGATCAGGCTCCGGCCATGGAGGCCGTCGTTGCCGCGCTGGTGGGATTGTCGGAGCCGTGGCAGGCTGTTCAGGTGTGGGCAAGGCTGGGAAAAAATGCCCTGACCCTTGCGGAAGACGGAACCTATACACTGATTGATGCAGTGTCTTTGACTGTTGAGGCCGTCCATGCGGAGACAAAAGGTCGCAGGATTTTTACAGCCTCGGACTACCCGGCTTTTATCATCACGGACCCCGCCGCCGTGGAGTTTTTCAAGCACTTCACTACCTCTACCAATAACAACATAATCATATGACTACTAATAATCAATGCAATCATGCCGAGGCTATCGCCAGAGAAATGCACATGTACTATGCAGCCCAGGCACACAATGAGTCCAACACTCCAATCCCTCACTGGGCAGACCTGACGGAAAACGATCAACAAGGATGGATTGCCGTAGCAAATACTGCCCTCCCGATCATCGGTAAGCATGCGCTGGAAGATGTTCGGGCCTATCTCGGCCTCAAGGCTTCCGGCGCGTCCACTTGGTGGAAAAAGGCCCTATATGCAGCCGGAGCGGTTATCGCTGGCGCCATCCTTGGCGGCTTGGGAATGTCCCTCTCCGGCTGCGGGCACTCCGTGGACGTCACCCCGAACCGCGCCGAGGTGTGTAAAGACGGCTCCTGCCTCGTCATTGAGCAGGGGCATATTTCCTATTCCCAGGCCCAGCCTGTTACGGACGTTCCGCCCGTTGTTCAGATCGTACCTTCCAAGAAATAAGGCCATGTGTAAGCTCTCCGAAGTACCGGCACGTTTCCTGGATTTTGCCAAGGCTTCCCCCGTGTTTGCCTGCGTCCTGATGTCGCTGACGATATGCGGCGGGGCATGCTGGTACATCGGGGAGGTGGTCAGCCACCACAATGACCGCCTTTGTGATCTGATGACCATGCAGACGCAGGCCCAGGTGGAGACGGCCAAGGCGATTCAACTGCTTGCCGTGCGCATCGAAAACATAGAAAGGAAGCTGGAAAAGTGAATGAAGAACAATTCTTTCTGTCGTTAGCGGCCATTTTATCAGCAACAGTTTTGGGATTTACCCTCATGTGTATAGGGGAACCTGGATATGGTATCGGGGTATGGCTCACTGCACTGGCCATTCTCTTGTACTTTTCTCGGTGCGGACGATAACACCAACTGTAAAGTTTTTCTTACAAGTTCCCTTTA